CTGCTTCTACAAGAGCATCCATACTTTGACGCTCTTCATCAATTGCTTTTTTAGATTTTAAATGAGCTTCACCTTTTTCATTAATACTTTCTACAAGGTTTGGAAGCAGTTCTGCAAGATCACTAACTGTTTGGTTATACTTCTGTTGCTGTTCATCATCTGCAAAAGTTTTACCGCCATTAGTTTTATCTTCAAGTTCTCCATATGTTTTAATTAATTTTTCAACTGTTTCTCTATGAGTTGTCCAGCTTTCAACAATGGTTTCATTCCTCTTTTTCAGTTCTTCTGCTCTTTCTTTGGCTTTAGCCATTGCGTCTCCAATTTTTTGAAAAATTGTTACAACTGCTGTCAGTGCAAGCATTGGTAAAAATGCAGTAAGTAATCCTCTTAGTCCAATTGCTAAACCTCTAACTGCCCAAGTTGCCGCATTAGCACTTTTACCAGCGCCAAGTATTGCATTAGCTGTCGTTCTAGTGCTTACAGTCAATTTTCTGAGATTTGTATCAGATAGTTTCATCCAACTTATGAATGACTTGCCAATATCCATATAAACTGTTCTTACAGCTTTTGAAAATACCAAAACTGCTGTGGTCGCAATCCCCAACACTACAGGAAGTCCGCCAGTAAAATCTACGGCTTTTCCAATAACGCTAACAAGACTAGTTAGATCCACTATTGCATCTTGAATTCCCTGATCCTGAAATGTATCTTGAAATATACCTGTCCAAGCATTTTTTAATTTTTGAAGTTTCGCTTCAGTTCCTTGTTGATATAGATCAAATTTTCTTTGGGCAGTTCCAGCTTTATTAAGAGATTCAGAATAAAGGTCAATAGTTTGTGGATAACCTTGCATCAAGTTAAGGAAACGTGATTGTTGGTATGTTCCCGCGACAGTTGTCGCAATATATGCCTGAGTTCTTGAATCAAGTGTGTTCCACTTTGCTCCAAGTTCATCCATTACGTCTCCAAAATTTCTAAATGTATTATCAGCATTTACAAGGCTGATGCCTACAGTTGATAAAGCTTTTGCAACATCATTGATCTTGGTTCCATCAGTTTCGTCAAATCCGCCTTCTTTAAGGTTTTGTACACGTGCAAGTATCGTCTTGATAGAGTTACCAATCGTCTCAGCGCTCTCACGCGTCTTTGAAGACACGATAGCAATCCAGCTTGATACCTTCTCAAGACTGATTCCCAAGGCTCCTGCTGTACCGCCTACGCGTTGCATGGCCCTTCCAAGCTCGTCTGATCCAGTGGCAGTGGCATCTCCCATATATGAAAATACGTCTGCGGCATGTTCAGCAGTAACGCCCATTGAGTTTACAGTTGCAGTAAGAATTTCTGCTGATTCGTTAAAATCAAGATTAGAAATCTTAGCGTACTTAATTGCAGTTTGCATCTTGTCAACCATCTCAGCCTGAGTCAAGCCTTGACGAGCAAATTCTACAGCACCTTTTGCTACTTCATCAGTAGCGATACCCATATCCATGGCCATGTCTCTAAGCTGTTTTGACAATCCACCAAGTTGAGTTTGCGATTCTCCATAAACGATAGACAACTGAGTAAGTGATTTGTTGAATTCGTTTACATATGCAACTCCATCAGTAAAGAAATGTAAGGTTTGATAGAATGCTGTCATACCAGCCATCCAGATAGGAATAGATTCCATAGCTTTAGCAAACTTCTGTCTAAAATCTAGATTTCTGTTTGCAGTACTTTTAAGCGTTTCACCAAGGATTCTTAACTCTCCAGTAGCTTCGTCAATTGAACCTTTGTATCTTGAGAATGTATTTTTACCAGTTTCAACATCTGCTGTAAATTTAATTAATTGTTGTTGAGTTTTAGGATCAATAACATTGGAAGTAATAGCTAATGAATCAGCTTTTACTGATCTCTTACCAATTAATTGAGACCCTGACAACTGAGACATTACCTGATTTCTGATAGACTCTTGATTTCCACTGAAATTAAACCCTGTAACTTTTTGAGAATTACCTTTTAGTCCAAGTCTATTCAATCTGTTTTGTTCGTCTTCAAGCTTTTTAAATTCAGCAATAGTTCTCTGTATTCCATCAATTCTTTCTTTGAATTGTCTTTGTTCGTCATCACTCAATCTACCATTTGTTTTTTGAATATTCTCAAGTTCATTTTGAACTTGTTGATACATTGTTTTTGCTTGATTAAGTTTATTTTGATCAAAAAATCCAACCTTTTTAAGATCAACATTATCTATTCCTTTTTTAGTTGTATCAATAAAATCCTGCAAAGACTTTTTAGCTTGTTCAATATTATCAGTGACAGTTTTACCATCAGTTTTGAAAATGCTCCATTTTTGACGTTGCATTTCCTTTTGTCCAGTATCTGGATTCTCTACCATAACACGATTAATAAAAGTCTGCCATTTCATGCGTTCTTTGATCATTTCACCAGCGGCATTTTTATATGTAATAGTTGCGGATTTAATTCTATTATTTTGATCTACTTCTGTTTGCACAATAGCTTTATTGCCTGAACCAAGAGATTTATTAATTTCGTCTACTCTTTTTTGCAGTGACTTTAAGCCTTCATCACCATACGCTGATTGAGCAGACTTCTTCCCCATAGTTTTAATTTTCTCTTGTTGCTGATCAAGTTTCTTAGAAAACTTATCCATAATAACTTGTGCATCTTTAAGTCCGCTAGTGTCTACTTCAAGATGAAGTTTGATAATTTTCTTTTGTATTTGTTCAATTGCACTATTAATAGCCGCAACAGATTCTGGAACATTCAAATCCGCTGTAAGTAAGATTTTCATATCCGACATAAACATACCTCCTTAATTCCTTAAATATAAAGAAAGAGGGTTTTCACCCTCTTATTAGTCTAGTTCTACTATATCGCAGAAACGATCATAGTCTGCCGCTTCCTGCCCTTTGAATGTTTTGTTTGTATTTAAAATAATATCCTGAATCGCTTTAAGCATATTTTCTTTGTCACCTGTTGGTTCAATAATAAATTCTTCAAGCATTAACTCAGTGTATTCTTTTTGGAATCCTTCTATATCCTTAAGTTTGAAAACAGTTGAACCATCTTCTTTAGCCTCTGTTTGCGGTTCACCATTTTCATCTTTGTATGAAAATTGTTTGATAAGCTCTTGTCTTTCTTCTTCAATTTGATTAAGGTGTGCGCTTACCAGTTTTAAAAATCTACTTCTCATACGAGAATGCTTCGCATTAACCTCTTCGTTGGTCAAAAAAATAACAAAATTTTCAATTTCATAATTATACATTTTCATATAAAAATCCCCTTTTTTTCATTTTTATTTTATAAGATACTTATTTAACTTTTAATCCTCTTGATTGCAATTTTAATTTCAAGTCTCTTTTGAAAGTTCTAAAAATAAAACTTTCTGCATTAGTAAAATACGGTCTAGGTTTTGTCCAATAACCGTCTCCAAATATCTTTCCGCTTCTACCATCATTAATAACTCTTGGAAGATAATAAGAATATTCTTGTGGAAAGTATCCCTTGACTGTACTATGATGCTGGCCCATATAATTATTTCCCTTATATGGTGCGACTGGCTTCATCATCATTGGGTCATGATAAATTTCAGCATTAGTAAAGCCTCCAACTTGATAAACATCACTTTTGACACTCTTTCTTAATTCGCCAGTTCTTTTATATGTAGATGGCGTTCCAGCGTCGTAAACATCAGACTCAATATAATCCTTAACAGTTTGTTCAGCATCTTTTGCTATGCTCTTCATTGCCGATAAAATATACTGATTCAACACTGTCTCCAAATCTTTGTCATTTTTAATTGTCTTCTTAAAAGCCATTACTACCAACTCCCCTTGGAGTTTATTCGATTCCCAAAGCTTCCTGCCTGTCTTGAATCTCTTTTTGAATTTCATCTAATCTTTGTGCCAATTCGTCAGCCATAGCATCTCTTTCTTTTAGTGTTTCGGTCATTTTATTGAAAACGCTTTCAATTTGTTCCTGCGGAAAACAAGATACGATTCCTCCGAGCAAATCTTGATCAATAAGCATACGCAAAAAAGCCACTTGCTCATTTACATTCTCTGGAACATCAATGTTCGTAAAATGCTTAATAAGCAACATAACACCATAAGGTATAAAGATTGACTTCAAATCAATTCCTTGTTTCTCTGCATCCTGCATTTTAACGAGCATTTCTGCAATCAGGTCCATAATCTTAGATTCTTTAAAAAACTTATCAACTTTAAATGTGTAGTTTTTAACTTCAGCAGTTAATTGTTCACTAAGATTCTTGTCTTCCTTTTTTACATTAGCATACGACAGATTTTTCTTTCTTGCCATAACTATTCATCCCCTTTTATACATATATTAATTTTATACTGCATTTATACCCTTAAAACAAAAATAGAGATAGAGCAATTTACTCTATCCCTATTCTATACCATATTCTATTTTTTGTCAAGTATAAATTAATACTTGATAAGAGAAATCATTTCTGGCGAATCGTCTGTACGGAATACCGTAAGATTCATGTCAAACACAGTAGGATCACCGTCAGCTTGGAACGTCAGTGTGAAGTTAGGCTGAACTTTTGCCTTGTTAATAACGAATTGGAACGGCTCGTCAACACCAGTCTCAGAGTTACGAATCAGCGTGTCACCAACAACCTTAACGTAACTTGGGAACTTGTCAGCGGAAATCGTGATTTTCTGAGCAGTAGCATCAGTCGTGAACTGGTAATAAACAACAACTGTAGCTCCTACAGGAATATTGGTATTCGTAAACTCAATTACGCTACCAGTTTTGCTTACTGGAGTAATTTCAGTAATTTCATCGTCCTTGTATGTATACACAGTTCCTGTAAGGAATGTTTCAGAAGTTGTTACCTTTGTTTGACCAGCAGTAGTAGAAACAATAGCAACCAGTTTTTCACGCTTGTAAGCTGTTTGAGCGCCAGTAACCATTTCGTTGCCTGTCATCAGAGCGATAGATTTAGGACTCATAAGAGCATCTTGCATCGTTACATTAGCTTCACGGTTGAAGTCCCATTCCAGAAGTTTAGGATTACCCTTACCGCCACGTGCCGCAGAGTTTTCAGCCGTATTTTCAATTGTAGATACCTTTAGAGTATCAAGGAAAAGAATAGGTTTGCCAGTGGAAAGATCATATACTGTAACATCTGCAACTTCTTTTACACCATATTTATTCAGTGCCATTTAAAAATCCCCCTTAAAAATTTAATTATATCAATAGGAAAACCTATTAATTTATTCTTCCATCTTAGATGACCAATGCTTAAGATTATCAATCTTTGCTCCTTGAATCATAGCTAAGATATTTGTCTCATAACCAGAAATCATTTCAAGTCTTTTGTATTCATCATAAACCTGATAAATCGTTGCATCCCAAATCGTATGCTTGTTGTATGTATTGCTTTTTGTACTAACAGCACTGAGTATGTCAGCAAAGTCTATATCTTCTGAATTCTTAGCCTTTGCTTTTGCAACTTCCTTCTTAGACTTTTTCATTTTTTCTGCTATTTGTCTTGCTTTATCACTCATTTTAGATAAAGCTTCTTCCTCTTCAGATTTTGATTTTGAACTAGTAACAACACAATTTTGATGTTTTACAATTTCAACTATTGAATCAAAATTACCTGAATTGACTTTTCTAGCTTTATCCAAATCTTGAGTGCCAAAAATTAAACTACCATCGAAGAACGATACGTCTTCCTTGTTTTCTCTTAAAAAGAAACACAAGGAGCTAATTAAAGCATCTACAAGTAATTCATTACCAGAGAATAGCATTATATCGAAAACTGTAAGTTCTCTTATTTCAGGCAAGTCTTCTTTAATCAAATCTTCCTTTGTAAGTAAGAGAACTCCAAGGTGCCTATTGTAATTAACATAACCTTCATCCTTAACTTCTCTAGTTGTTAAAGGATAAATATTTAAATAACCTGTACTAAGGAAATCACCACAAAGTAGTCTAAGTCTTAAGTCAATGCTGTCTATATTCTGGATATCAAACATTTTTCATCCCACCAAACACAGCCATACTTGCCTGCAATCTGATAGCATCAAACCTCTCATCCACATTCATATGAATGAAATTTTCAAAATGAAGTTTGCCAAGGGTACCAATACTCTGCCCGCCAAAATGTTTGACGAGATGATGCATGATCATATAAGGTCTTATGGAAGATTTTCCATCGTTGACAAGCCACAATCCTTTTGCAACTATAATATCAAAGAACAGAGATGTTTGAGCAATCTCTTGACTACCATCAAAAATTCCATCGGGATAGTAAACTCTAATCTCTGAGCAATCAGAAAGGGTAGAGTTTGGAAGGAATGGATATGGAAAAACTTTTGTCATAATAAGATTGGTTGCAGGAATTGCAACGTCAGGCTGAGACAAAGGATTTTTTAAATCATAAGTCAAATATTTTACAATCTCTTTAACCTTAACAATTTCTTGCAGGATTAAAGGCAAGTTATCTGCTATTAATTCAATGTTTACCATGGCTGACTACCTCCACTTCCCCCTGTATTTGGTTTGATAACTTGTGAGTTATCAGCAACCTTGTTAACAAAATCATCTAAAGGACTTTTTGTTGTGAGTCTAAGAGAAAATCTAATTAGTCCAGAACCATTTATAACATCAGTCACATCGTCCATACCTTTAATCTGATAGACTTGGCTTCCAATTATAAATCTTTGTGTTGCAACTATTGTCTTTGTGAATGAATTATATTGAACATAAGCTCTAAGTTCACCCTCAAGAGTATTCATTTCAATTCTGTCAGCATCATCAATACCAAAACTAGTGCCTCCACTGGCAATAACTGCTTTATACTCTTTTATGGTTCCTGTAGAGTCTTTCCATTTCAGCGATTCATTACAACGCTGTGCAACAGCTTTTGGATAAACTTCATGATTTTTAACTGAGAAAACCAACCAGTTAACACCATTGAAGATTATAAAGTCTCCAACATTTGATAGAGTTAGTGGCCTATAAAGCAAGCTCAACTCTTTCGAATCATCGCTGATATTTATTCTTGCTTCTTTATTAACACCATTTAGTGTTACAGTTCCATAAGAAGGACTGTCTGCAAATGTGCTGTTAACTAGTGAGATGCTAGATTTTGTAACACTGTCCTCGATATTCTGTCCACCAGCCTGAACTCTCTTTTTGTAGTCATCAAAATATGTCATATTATTCACCACTTTCAACAGTGGGCTTTAACTTTTTTGCAATGTCGATACACTTAAATACTTCTTTCTTAATAAAATCTTTGTCAGAGTCAAACATGATAGAATCATTAGAAATTGATTCTAATGTTGCTATTAGAATAAGAATGTCAGGATTGTCATTTAAAGATTCGATTACCCAAATCAAACCATCAAATTCATAAATTAGCGACTGAATATATCTAAATAGTCCATCATTTTTTTCTTCATAGAGCGGCAATATTTTGTAAAGTCTATCTACCAAGGACGATGAATAATTTATAAATATCTTACTGTTCTCAGTAATCTTCTTCATACAAAGCCGTCCAGATTGAACTTGTAGTATGAATACTTAGTCATTAATCTTTCTGATTCAGCCTGCATTGTTTTATACAGTGTAATCAGCTTATCTATTTGATTTGCTTGTGAATAAATCTTATAATCAGGGTCTGACATAGCGATTCTATACAATTCGCTTGTAACAACCTTTGGCCTTAAGTATTCTACTACCATAAGAGCGCCTAAAATATCTTTTTCTTTATCTGACAATGTTTTATTAAAAATTTTAGTAGTATCATTTCTATCGCTTAAATCGTTTTTGCAATTATCAAATTTGGTAATTGCAGTCTTCATATATACAAGCAAGGTAGTTTCCAAATCTACCTGTGACAGATTCAAAAATGAATAATCTGTAATCTTGCTCAAGAAGTAACTATAAACATCACTGTAAGGGGTACTCATAATGTTACCTCCTTTTAACTGAAATCAGCTTGTAATTCCTGTTCAAGCAATTTAATAGTACGATTGCTATCAAGCGTTCCGTCCAAGATCATATCTTTAACTTTATCTTTAAGAATTTCTTTTGCTCCATTTGGAAGAGTTTGAATAGTGCTAGAGATATTTGCCGCTCCACTTTGTAGGAATGCTTCAACATCTTCAATTTTCAAGAAGTCGTTATAAACCTTTCTAAGTCCAAGATAATCAACAACATCTTCATCTTCAATAATAATCCAAGGCTGGGTCAAGAAACGTGGCTGAGATGCTTTCATAGTAAGAAGCTCTCCAACAGTAAGCCATTCTGACACTCCATAGTCATCCCAATCAACGTGATAACCATTTCTATTGATGTAAGTCAATGTGCCAGTTCTTACACTACGACATTCAACTTCCATATCTCTCTCAATAGTTTTCTTTTTTGGTGGAGCAGACTTTACTACCTTTACTTCTTCTTCATTTTCTCCAGAAGCTACAGCCTCTACAACTTCTTCTTCTTTCTTCTTTCCGTATGCCATTTTACATATCCCCTTTTTCTCATTTAAATTTAAATAAAGGGATAGCCGAAACTATCCCTTTTCTGTTATTAAAATTAAGACAGCGTGTAAACACCATAAGCATTGTTGAATTGTACAGCCAAACCATACATCGTTTGGAACGTGTATTCCATGCTTTGATCCATGTTCTTGCTACCGTCAGAGTTTTCTTGGATGATAGATTGACCTTCACGAACAACTTTAACAGGCTTGCTGTTAGAAGGAAGTACGAAGAGTTTAGTATCATCAAGAGCAAACGTGAACGTGTTAGGCAGATGAACTTGTTGCAGTTCAAGCAAAGGAATACCATTATAGACATTCAGAAGTCCGCTTTGGTTGATTTGGTCTTTCATGTTCTCACTCACCAAGAAGGATTGCGAAGAGTAAGCACCGTTGATTTTCTTCAGAGCGTTACGAGTACCAGCAACTACCAGTGGAGCGTAGTTGTTTGCTACAGATACGTGCTGAACCAGATCATCAAGGTTAACGTCCGTGAAAGAACCAGTTTTCTTGAATTCAGCAGGCAGATATGTAGTAGCACCAATAAAAGCGTTCATAATGTCAGTGTACATTTGCAGACGCATAGCTTCGTCGATTTTACGAACCAGACCAGCCCAGTCTACGCGACCAGCAAGGAAACGCAGGAAATCAGTGTAAACCTTAGCACCATACCACGAAGTAGTAACGCTGAAGCTATCACCAATATTCAGTTTTTGTCTACGAAGATCATAGTGACCGCCAGCAATTTTGCTGATTGTCAGAACAGAACGATCTTCTACGTAGAATTCATTCTTGTCGCCAAGATTAAGATCACGATATTCAACGAATTGTTCGAAGAATGGGCTTTGCGTAACGCCACTTGTAATCAGATTGTCAAGAGCAACTTCCATGATTTCAAAAATTTCATTTTTAAACTTACGGAACGTGCGGAAATCAGGCTTGTCAGTACCCATCAGTTCAACAAACTCTTTACGGATAGATTCCGAAGCTTGATGAGCAGAGAAATTAAGTACATTGCCTTTTACAGTATCAATAGCCAATTTAATAAGAGCAGCTTTTTCCATTTTTTTCTTACCTCCTATGTATAAAATTTAATATTAAGCTTCGTTTTTAACTACTTGAATAACAACGTACTTATTGATACGAGCGATAGAACCAGCTTGACCAATCAGAGTTGTCGTTCCAAGAACTTCAACGTCGATGATTTTACCAACAAATTTCTCAGTAGTAGTGGATGTAGCTTCTTTCAGCTTCAGTCCAGCTTGAGCAACTACAAAGTTACCTTTTACAGCGTCAGTGCCCAACAGAGTCAGACCATCATAAGTAACAGAGAAAATGTCACCTCTTGCGATATCATAAACGCGAGCGGCTGTACCAGCAGGAATATAGAAATTCTCAAGAGCACCAGCCTTAGTCGTTGTTTGATCATAAATGATCTCAGGCGAAGCTACGAGATACAGAGAACCATCACCAGCGGAAGGAACAGTTACGTTGAACAAGTCACGTTGACCAGTTACGTTTGTACCAATTTTAACTACATTACCATTGTCCATGTCAGCAGAGTGAACAACGTCATAAAGGTGTCCTACATAAGCGCTACGAACTTTGTCAAGTCTTACAATTGCATGTGCCATTTATTAAAACCTCCTATAAAAATATATAATTTATTATTTTATTTATGAAAAAGCTTATTTATTGTGCTTTTCCAAAATATGCGAATAATCAGCGAAATCTTTTTCTTCCTTCTTGCCGAAGACAACCTTAACTGCTGGCTTCTTGCTAAATGTAGCAGTCTTCTTACCAACAATAGAGAACAATTCTTTTTCAATATCTTCAATAGACAGCGAAGAAGATTTTTCTTTCACAGCACCAATTTCTTCTTCAGTCAATTGCTCAGAGAATCTTTCAAACAACTCTGTTTCTTCTGCCTCTCTTTGAGCGGCAAGAGTGCTAGATTTAAACTCTCTCAATTCAGTAACTTCCTGAGTAAGCGCTTCCAAATTAGCATTAGCCGAATTCAAAACATCAAAATTATCAGAAAGTGTATTGAATTTTTCAAGAAGCTCATCATACTTACTAACCATTTCGTTATACTCTACTTCAGTATAAGTTTTTGGCTCTTCATCTTCATGTCCACTACATTCTGCTTGACCGCATTTTTCGCAAACATTAGAATGATTTGTTTGTGCAATTTCTTCTGCAATTTGAGAAATCTTAGCTTCAAGCTCTTCTTCTGTAGAATAATCTTCAAGCTTAAATTCTTTTTCTTGAAGAACCTCTTCTGTCAGAGAGAATTTAGCCAAAAGCTCGACCAGTTTTTCGTTCATGACTTCACCCTCCTTATTTTTATTTATATCATCACCATTAGGAGATTGATACTTAGAGAATACAACTTTAAATTCTTCCAGTTTTTCTTGTACTTCTTTTTGAAATGCTTCCATGTCAAATGCTGTAAAGTTTTTAACCTCTACACTTGCACTATTCATAGCTGGCATAACACCTTCTCCAAGAATACAAGCACCAAAGAATTTAAAATCTTCAAAGTGGAAAAGTCCTGATTCATCCCATTTGCCTTTGTAATCATCATGAAGTTCCATACTTTGACTCTTGATTCCATCACGATTCATGATTTCAATTGGTGTATTCCACTTTCTCCAAAGGATACCTTCGACAGTGAGATATGTTCTTTCGATACCATCATCACCAACTCTAGTTTCAAATTTGGCATTATTATCTTGTGGAATAGTACCAAAAGCCTGACCAAGATATTCGTACTCGACATTATCTTTTTCAATCGTAATTCTCATTCTATGATCTGAAAAATCAGGTTCGTCACGATTTACTTCTATGTACCCCAAAATAGGTGTATCAGCAAGAGATGGAATTGCTTTTTCTACTACTTCTTTGCTAAAATAACTTCCATTATAATTTTGTTCAAGATGCATGAGCCAAATTTTAACTCTCATAAACCTTGAATCATAATCATCTAATTTTTGAAAGATTACAGGGATTTTAGTATTAACCTTCATCTTATCGTTCTCACTCCTTTCTTAAATTAATTAAGGTTATAATTAATTTTTAATTGTTTAAAAATAGAAAACAAAAAGAAAGGAAGTGGATGAATGTCAATAAAATAAAGACTACCACCCTTATCCTTTCTCATTATTATACCATTATATATTACATATGTCAATTAATGTAATAACCTTAATTATTATTGCCTTTATTACCATCCCTAGCTTTTAAGCCTTCATCGGAAACTTTATCGCCTTTACTTGGAGCACCAGCGCCATTTCCATCTGTTCCATCAGTCGTATGACTTGACTGAAGCGGGATAAGCTTCTCATTAAGTCCTAATATATCGTTCTCAAGAACTATCATATTAATCATTGAACTAGGAGAAAAACCCAAAGAAGCGGCGATAGCCATCTTAACTGGCATACCAAACTGTCCAGCTTGTAATATATCAGTAAAGAAATCATGTTGATTAAAGATTGAGATATCAAGAATTCTAACCTTAAACATTGGAGTGCCAATAAGGTATTTAATCCTTCTGTTAATCCATCTTTCTACCTGTCTGATAACACCAAATGCCATGGCCTCATCTGTCTGAATTGATTTAGATAATCCAATGCTTGTAGTCTTATCAGCGTTGAACAGAAGTTGACTTACACCAGTCGTATTCCAGAAGTCTCGTTCTGCTTTGGCTACGTTGTCAAAATCAGCCTGATCCTTTTCAAAGCTTACACTATCAGTTTCAAATGGTCCAGTAATGATTCCTACTTGATCAGGTAACACTTGAGCGGCTTTATTATGGAATGCCATAGCTGTTTCAAGATCAATAGCGAAGTCATTGTTGTTTTCACTGTCAAGTCTAACAGGAATCTTTTGAATTAGAATCTTATAGTTAGAAATTTCTTCTCTATCTTTTCTTAAAGCCTTGTAATCCTCAATGTCAAAGATTGACTCAAACGTACTAAAGAATGGTGGCATGATATAATCCAAATCCTCATTAATCTTAATGCAAATTGTCCTTTCAGGATCAAGCTCTTGCCACTTCATTTTAGATGGGTCTTTTCTAAATCTATTATACATCTTTTTAAACTCTGACGGATACATGTCCAATTGCTCAGGATTAGTTGTAAAGTAGCTAAAATCAAATGCAAAATTGAAACAGCCATCTTCTTGACTTGAGATTTGACAAAACTCTGGATCAAGTTTTTGAATAAAATAGGAATTGTCAGACATATGTTCATATCCATAGAATACATCATCACGATAAGCAATATTGAGAACCTTCAGGAATTCATGTCTAATATTCATTTTTTCAATAAAATCCAGAACACCTTTATATTGATTTTTAAACTTATTAACATTAATCTTTTCGAAGTCAACATTGTAAGGTTCTACAATATAATACAATGGCATAAGTCTTGAGAAATAATTTACAAGTCTTTTGTAATGTGGACTCTTATTATAAAGAATCATGCTCAAGTCTCTAATCTGCTTTTCGTATCTTGATGGATTCTCTACGTATGTAGCAATATCATCTCTTGAATATTTTCTTAGAACTTTTGTATAGCTTTTTGTCGTTGTCAAATCTCTAATAATAAGCTTGTTTAGAGTTGCATAATCAATGGCTACACTAGCTCTTTTAAACTCTTTATTAATTTCTTCACTCACTATATTCACCCCTCAATTATCTTCCCAGCCTTGACTTAGGAGATTTGGCAAGGAAAAAGCTTGCCGCATTTATAGTTTCTCTTTTACGAATAGTATTCTTCATCTCTAAATTGTAAATATAGTAAAGTCCATATTCAAATGCAGAGAATTTATCCTTATTGATTGAACGTGATATTTGTTTAACCTGTGTTTGATTACCAGTTTGTTTGTGCTCAAGGTTCATAATCTCTTCACACATCAAGTCAGCCATTGCAAAAGGCATAAGCATTTTAGCCACTTTTTCAGGGTCTGTATTAGCTTTAATTTCAGCCCTAGCCTGAGTTTCGCCATGAAGAATTTTGACTTTATGAGTAGAAATCATATTGACAAAAACGTTATGTATATTTGAAGCCCTATCTTCTTTAGTATTTGAACTTAATGCATAAAGAAGTGGAACACTATTTTCTGTTTTGTATTTGCTATATCTGTCATCATTGACAACAGAATAAGCTGGGTTTTCATCGCATTCCGTAACAAGTACGTCAACCAAACCTTTACCAGCACCATTCGCATCCACTACAACCATAGATGCTTTAAAGTCATTTACTTTTTTCTTTATAAATATCCCTTGCTCAGTAAAGTGTGTTCCTTCAAAACTGTACATATTAACCATGTGTTTTTGGTAAGTTCCATCTCCACGTGGAATGATCTTAATAACTGCTAATGCACAATTTGCATTCTGAGAACCTTCAGCACGTGCAACGTCATAGCTGAGAATGTATTCAATACCCTTTTCTCCGCTATGTTTCTCTTCTGCTTTAGTAAGCACTCTGCAAGCCAATAGATCATCCAATTGAACAAGTGAATTATCGCTTGTACCAGTCCACACACTTTCATATTCCCTCGCAAATGCAAGAGGATTGAATGTAGGTTGCTCTTTTAGTTCATTAATAAATCCAATATCCAATTGTCCATGCATACATGCTAGTTCATAACTTGCACCTAAGCAGAATGATTGTTTACCTTGAGTCATCTCTAGCAAGACTTCTCTCATCTTTTCAAAAGCAAAAGATTGACGAGTTCCACTAGTTGTGATATACCATTGGAACTTATGTATTTCATTGGGGTCAACCCTATTGTCGTTCTCATCCTTATATTCACTTAATCTATCGTTAGCCATAAGAGGAATAACAACAGAGTGCAAAGTGTCCTTTTTCATTTTAGGGTCAACAATCTCTTCTATTGCTCCGCCATTTCTACGCCCTCCACGTTCAGCATCAGCAACTTGAACAACATCAAGTCTTGAGCCGTTGTGGAATGTAAGTTTGGTAAAGTCTTTCTGAAACTCTATCTTTGCAATTTCATCTTTAAGAATAGGATAAAAGTTCCAGATGTTTTCAATATTCTCTTTAGAAATCTTAGCCGCTTGTTCTTTATTTGGAGCACAAATAAATAAATGAGTGCCGGGATACATAATGCATTTCAAATAAAGAGCGAGAATTTGAGTAAATGATTTTGCAGTACCACGTGTAAATGTAAAGAAAACCTTCTTATACCTAAACAAGACTCTAAGCATTACTCTTTGATAGAAATAAAGATTGATTTTACAATCATCTGGTTTAATAAAGTCAATAAATCTATCAGGATAAGCGCGCCAATAAGAACATGCTTTTCTCCAGTCTGGTTTAGTTTCGGCAAATGATCTAACATTTGCAATCTTTTTTGTAATGTCAATTGTTGGGGTCATTTCTGTCTTAAAATTCTTATAAGATGCCATTAAATATCACCTTCGTCAACTTGTGGAGTATCATCTGGAGGCACAATCATTTGCTCCATTTGAAGCAATTTTCTTGTATAATTCCCCAAATACATAATCGTTCTATCTACTATATCTTGATTAAATTCAATTGGATAAGGTTCGATAAAACCTTCACTCTCAATCTCTGCGAAGATTGTTGAAAAGTTTCTGATACCAGCAGATTCACTTCCAGACTTTTTGTCAATTGGTCTAAAACCAGAATTCTTCTTAACTTCTGTAAGTTGTCTATTAAGCTTTTCAAAGTCTGTTGTATTATTATTTTCCAGTGCTCTATCAACAAGTACAGTCAATTTACAATACAATGATAAATCCTTTTTGTGTTGTGGAGTTTGAATATCATTTTTATCCATCATCTCAGTCCACAAATTTTCAAGCTCGTAATATTCTTTATTAGAATATCCCAATCCCCATTTGCGCTTAACGTCAAGACTTGGAGTCCCATATAATTCGCTTTCTTCCATGTCTTCATAGTTAACAAATGGTTTTTCACTTCCTCCAACACTGTCGCTATACCCTCTGCCCTTGTATTGTGGAAGCGAATTGATGCTACGCAAATACCAGCCAAAAGGCTCCTTGCCTGAAGTTACTGCCTTATTCCATTCAGAAACATTAAATGGTCTATCAATTTGCCTTAGTATCCTTTGCACTGCTTCCAATCCTTCTACCTCAATTTGTTCCTGAATGCATTCTTTACAAATTGGTGATTTTCCATCTGGAAACAAAGGACTCTCTGTTGCGTAAAATCTGATCAAAGACAACTCTCTGTCACAACCTACACAAACTTTTTTATCTTTTACTACTCGCTTAACCTTTTTTGCTCTTCCGCCTCCGGCGTTTCCAGCCATAATAATCTCTCCCTTGTTAAAAGAAACAAGGTAAGTAGATTACCTTGTTTCTCCACTAAGATATTTCAATGCTTTGTTATTGACCTCTATTTGTTCAGCCAATATTACTCTCATTCCATTCTTCTCGGCGCTATCATATAATTGCATAAGCGCTTCAAAAATTTCATCATTTGTGCGATCTCCTGTAATAAAATCAAATACATTTAAACACACAATTCTTGCATCTTGGAACTTATAATATTTATCTTCCATTTATGCATTCCCCTTTTACACGATCTGTAAGGCCACTCTAAGAGGCAATATGTCTCCACCATCTGTTACTACCACCATCAACTGCGAAGCGTCCGTAGCACTGCTCAGAGACACGCTATAGTCCTCTCTGCCTGCCAGTGAACCCACTCCTATTGTCATGCGTCCTCTGTCTGACTCCTTCACATCATAGTTGTGTAAGTGTCCATAAATGAATACATCAAAGAAATCATTTTCCATCGAAATTTTTGATTTCATTCTATTCTGTTTATTTCCACCATCTAGATGACCATGGGCCAACTTAAACTTAACTCCATTTAACGTCTTATTGATTTCTGTTGCATCATCAGCGATATCAATATAAGTCAGTCTGCTTGCACCAGTTAATTCAATAAATGTCTTAATGTTAAAATTTACAACTGCATTTGCATTATCATCTTCATATGCAATATTCTTATCTCCCTGAAATCTGTCATGATTCCCGGCGATACCAACATATTCAACATTAACGTACTCAGAAAGACTGACAAGAAAATCAATTACAATCTTGGTTGCCTTATGAATTTGTTGTGCTAAGCCAAACTCTGTTGAAACCTTTTGTTTATAACGCATATTGACATGTTCAACAATATCTCCCAAACCTGTAACAGTTACTTCTGTAATGCCGAAACAATTGCAATACTCAAGAACTTTTTTCTTATATTCATTCATTCTCTTAATTGCAATCTCATAGTTGTAAGCGTTCTCATAAATATCTTCAATAAGTTTGCCTATATGCAAATCAGTAAGAACTACAATAGCCTTATTATTTGAAGTTTTAAGCCTTGGATTGAAAACATAATGAGGAATTGTAAAGTTAATATCATCAAGAAAAATTTCTCTAATCTCTTCTGTGATAACCTTAACAAGCGACAATTCTCTTTTGTGTTTATTAATCTCGTTTAGAATTACTTGGTTTTCCCTTTTTTCAGCATAGATGTCACCGACGAGTTTATTGATTGAAGCAAGTCTTCCTTCCGCAACCATACTCTTGTGCAAATCCACAGGTACGAGTAATCCAACTTCTTTTTGATAATCTTTAATGAGACAGCGATACGCTTCATTTGTGTCAGAATCATAAAATCCTTCACTCTCCATTAGTTCTTTGTGTTTTGACCAATTACATTTACGAGAAGGTACTGAGTCTTGAAGTTCTATTTTTATTTTAATGGCACAATCAAGATGCTCTTTTGAAACTTCAACAGTCATTCCGTCGCTATTTGTGTAGCTTCTTAGTTTATCAGTCATTCAGACCACACCCTTATTCTTCATCGCTTTCAATATCAGCTTCGTCAAGACTAGGAATCATTTGTTCCTCTTTAATAGTAATAGAAACCATCTTGCCTACAAAGTCTTCTTCCAGAAGTGTTTTCAGATCAAAGAATTCACTAGGATCATCTTCACGTTTCCCAAATTCTTCAATAACCAATGTCTTGTGCAAATATCCTTTGAACGATGCAGAATTAACTCTTTTAGCCATGTCGAATCATCCTTTTTCTCTTTTATTGTATTTTCTAACCTTTTCAGGTTAACATGCAAATCTAATAAATATATTATACCATTTTATATGTCATTTGTCAATAAATAGGAATTACTAGTGATTTATTGTATATTTTAATTATGATAATAAAAAAGTGATGATATCATTAGATACCATCACTTTAATGATGTTTATTATTGGTACGGAATGGTGGGACTTGCACCACACTATCAACTGCGCCAGCCGCTGGGTTTACTACTTAACTCTACATTCCGATGGTACAAGTGGCACGATTTGAACGTGCGATCTCTTGCTTCCAAGGCAAGCGAGAACTCCAAGCTTCTCCACACCTGTATATTGGCATCCCCGATGTGATTCGAACACATGCATATAGGTGTAGAAGACCTATGCCTTAATCCACTTGGCTACGGAGATATATATGAAAAGCGTAAGCAACACTTTGCCGGGAGGCTTTACCGTAGCTATTCGGTGTGTTGCGGGATTATGCACTGTAGTCAGCAGGACACCACTAACCCATGGTCAACGCTTAACAAACTTTTTTGGTAGAAGGTGAGGGAATCCAACCCATCCTATGACATCGCATATAAGGCGACCGCGCTCAAGCAGAGTGCTAACCTTCCATATTAGAATTAAATATCTGTACCTTTACGATGACTCTTATAAAGATCACGATCAGCCGTAACTTGTTCTTGCGATTTCAGCCCTTCGTAAACTTCAACGACTTTCCATCCATTATTCCAAGTACCATTAATCTTACGTTCAATATAAGAATCTTTGACAGCGTAATCTTGTGGAATAAAAATAGTGTCTACATATACTCCATTGTCAGATTTCTTTTCAAGTTTTACTTGCTGAAACATATTTGTTTTCATATTGTTGATCTCCTTTTATTGTTTAATTATGGAAAACTTTTTACCATTATAATTACTCTCATCATGCTTCAAATCTCCACGAATTAATATTCCAACGTTCTGAGAAAATTCAAGATTAAACAAATTTCTTGTACGTTCAATTTGTGTTATCGTGTAATTATCATCATCATCAAACCAAATTGTATCATTGACAAACATTTGTTCATTGAATTCTCTAGGAAGTTGAATGAAAAATACATAACCTTTTCCTGTAATGTAAAATGTATCTGTAATTCTAAATTCAATCATATTAACGCTCATAACGCTGTTTCTGGACGATTTGAACAAAAGCTACAATCTTCATCTGTACATTTCTCATCAATCCACTCTCCACATTTAGAGCAATATTTAGCATCATATTCTTCATTGTATTTTGTAAACCTTCTAGGGCAATCACACATTGTGTATTCCTCCAGTTATTAAATTTTAAAGTTGCCCGTCATTGGATTTGCACCAAATTTTCCGCCCTCTCAATGGGAGACGTTTTATCTTTGCTAAACTATCGGGGCATGGCAGTGGTAGTAGGATTCGGACCTACATCTAACGCATTAACAGTGCGTCCTCTTACCAATTGAGTATACCACTATGGAAGAGCCTGTCAGATTCGGACTGACGATGGACGGTGTTAGCGCCCATACTAGTTTTCAAGACTAGCTGTTTAAACCACTCACACAAGGCTCCATTTGGCGGTTGAAGAAAGATTTGAACTTTCGAGGGAGCTTTCGCCCCCTGTTCGTTTAGCAAACGAATGCTTTAGACCACTCAGCCATTCAACCTTATTAAATTACATCTGTATAAGTCTTATAATTCCTTATGTCTCTTACAGCTTTTTCGTCTACATTAAATTTTTTACCAAGTTTTCTTGCAGACTCTTTACTTGACCTTATTTCTCTTACTTGATCATCAAACAACTTTCTTTTTGACAAATCCTTTTTCCGTTTTACATTTGTAGTATCAACATCAATATGTTTCCAAGTTTTCCTGTTCCATATTTGAGAGATAACCTTTCCACTGACATTAAACATTTCAATAAGTTCAGTGTATGTATGATCTTCAGTTAGCAAAATGAATTTTACTTGATCTTCTGTTAACTTTGATCTTCCGTGACTTTCTCCTTTTGATTGTCTATTTCTACCTACTTTATCATTCACATTATCCATATGAGTACCAATTTCAAGATGTTCTGGATTTATACAAGATGGAGTATCACATTTATGTCTAACTACTAAATCATTTTTAATTTCCCCATTAAATTTTTGATACATATATCTGTGAGCAGTATTTTGACCATCTCTTTTAAAAGTAATATATCCATCTTTGTTGACAGAGTGCGATATACAAATCCAACAGCCATTCTCATTTACTTGCCATTCTAAATCTTTCTTATTCCATGGTTCCATAACATTTCCCCTTCTTTAATTAGAAGGATTGTGGCTCTCTGACCAACATTAATCCTTGGATCGTTTATTCTTATATTTATTGGAGCGGACGACGAATCACGATATCGTATCCTTCGGGTGGAAGCCGAAGATTTTTCCTTTAAACTACGTCCGCATGGTAGTGACGGCTTGATTTGAACAAGCGACCCCCTGTGTATCAGACA